TGTAGATGAGAGAAATTGGAAAAGTTTAAAATGGTTACAATTCTTAGGATTTGAACCAAAGAAAAAAATAGGAGATTTTGGTGTTGGAAAAATGCCATTTATATTAATGATGAAAGAGGTAAATAATTAATGTGTGATGTTCAAGCGGCACTTCAAGTAGTAGGAGCAGTTGTTTCTCATAGACAAAAGAAAGCTGACAACAAAGCTATTAGAAGAGACCAAGAAACAACAAGACGAAACGCCGATAAAGCATATTTACATGACCTTAATAAAATTGACCAAGAAAAAGTTAATGCAGACATGGAAAAAACTAAAGCTGAGATTGAAACAAAAGCGGAAAGAGAAGCTAAAGTTTCACAATCTTTAAATTTAAATTTTGGAAATAGTGTAAAAGTAGTTCAATCTATTAGTGGTCTATATGATAGCGACTGGATTAATATTGGTTCAGAATATTCAAAAGATTTACAATTATTTACAAATCAAAAAACTGAAGCATTCGCTAACATGTCTAAAACTTATAATAGCTTAACTCCTTCTACAGACCCTTCAAACATAGGTTTAGCGTTACAGGTGGCAAGTTCTGCTAATAGTGGTTATCAAAGAAATGAAACTAAAAAAGGAGCTAAAAAATAATGGCTACATATAAACGACAAGGAACTAATAAATACTATGGTGCGGCTAACGCAGGATATGTAAGGTCAGGTAGTTCAGCAAATGGTTTAGCTAAATCATTGATAGATGCAGGATATAAATTCAATGACGCACAAACTCTTAAACTAGATAGAGAAAAAGATGAAGCTATAGGACTTATTGAAGGTTTGTATGCGTCTGGTAAAAGTGAAAGTGACATATCACAAGAAATCCTTGCAGGGAAACACCCACAATTAATTGGCAAATATAATAAAGCAACTACAAATTGGCACTTAGGAAAAGTTAAAGCATCAGAAGTTTTTACCACTATTAGAAATAATATAGACGAATATGACATGGAAGATAAGAGCCAGTCATTAGAGTTATATATGAAAAAATATCTTCCTACTTTAGAAGGTGCAGATGCCTCGTATGTAATGGGATTTGCTTCAAATTTTAATGGTTTAAAAAAACAGTTAGTTTTAGAAGATGCAAAATTAAGAGCAACAATAAATTCAAATGAAAAAATAAAAGAAGGTAGAACAATTTTAGCTACAAAAAGTATTTCTGAATACATGGAAGCATGGAAAAATTTAGATAAAGCAGTTGCTAATACAGATGGCACTTCAAAACCAAATAGACTTTATACTAATCAAGAATTAATAACTGTAATTAAAGAAGATGTTTTAGGTATATTAGCCAGTGCTACTTCTTTGGACGATATTGACAGAGCAGAAAGTATTATGGCTCTTGATATGGGAATAAATAAAGAAGGTACAAATCTAGGAAGTTTAAATAGTAGAAAAACTAAAGATATAGATAAAATTAAAGAACTGATTATTAGTAAAAAGAAATCTCTTGAGACTGATTCTTTAGTTAAACAAGCTAGAGAAAAAGATGAGACGGTTAAAAATATTTATTTAGAAGCCTTTGCACTTAATGAAGATGGAACACCAAAATCAATAACAGAATTAGATAATATTAAAGATAAATTAAAAGCACTTGGAGACCCTTCTTTAATAAACACATTTACAACATTTTTTAACGGACAGAGAGACGTTATAAATAATGCAAACAACACAGATGATTTCTTATTAAGCGTTGCTGAAGGTGAGTTTGAGACTAGAGCAGACGTAATACAAGGTATGAATGATAATGGTATTCCATCAGCTTATCTTGAAAAAGCAATGCAAAGATATGATGGTTTTAAAGAAGAAGAAAATGTAAATGATAACCCTATTTATTTTACCGACCAAACTTATACATCAAGTAGTAAAAGTATTTTAACAGCCATAGAAACAAAACTTATTCTAAGCAATCCTACGGAAGCCCCTGAAGCATTAATAGCGGCAAGTAATTACATTAAAACAGAAATCTTAGATTTTGAATCTGATTTTAAATCAGCTAATGATGGTAAAAAACCTAAACCAGAAGATAGAAGAAAATTTATGACAGATTTATCTTCATGGGTAATTAAAAACTACGCAGATAATGCAGTTATAATGCCTGAAGAATTAGTATCTATGGACGACAAACAAATAAATGAAGACAAGTTAGAGGAAACAAGAACTAATTTAGATGTTACTAATGTTCTTAAAAATGCTAATGAGGTATTAAACAATCTTGATACTATAGAAGCCTTTGGTGAACAGCCAGAGTTTAAAGATTTCATACCATTTAATCAGCCAGACAGAGTTGAATTTTATGAAAACACTTACAACCCCCAGATTGACAAAGCTATTGCCTCAGTTTTCCCTGAAGGCATATTAACAGAAGAATTAATAGGAGCATTAACTAATGCAGAACTGAATATCTTAGTATTAAATTTGGCTAATCAGTTAAACGTAGATACTTCATTTATAAGAAAATCAATGCAAAGACTTACAGGAGCAAGTTAATAGATGGCAAAATTATTTGACACAAACAACACTACCTTAGTTGGCAGTGAAAGTGACCAAAAGTATAGAAAAGCAAAAACTGCTGAAAAAGCATTACAAGAAATACAAACAGAAAATTTTGCAAATACTACTAGAGCCTACTATTCAAAAAGAGAAAACGACAGTTCATATTTAACATATAGCCACGCTGATATACTAGAAAAATTTTACACTGATAGGTCTTGGAGAACAAACAATACTGTTGCTATGGGTTTTGACTTATCAAGCGTGATGAATGCTGATGCTGAAACTTTAAAACAATTTAATTATATTAATCAAACATATGCAGAACTGCCTTCATTTTGGGACGACCCAAATAGAACTTTTGGTGCGTGGTTATTAGACAATGGAAGTGCTGTAATAGCTGACCCAGTTAACTTAATAGGTTTTGGTATTGGAGGACAAGCGGCAAAACAAGGTTACAAAATAGCTTTAAAAGAAGCGTTAAAAGGTAAGATTGCTAAAGAAATTAGTGAACAAGCAATTAAACAAGCGGCTAAAGAAGCTGAAAAAAAGGCATTAGGAAAAGCACTTAAAAAAGGTGCAATCTATGAAGGTGTCATAGGTGCGAGTGCCGCTACCATTCAAGATACTCTATTACAAACCACTGCAATTAAATCAGGCGTACAAGATGAAAGAGATTTAATGCAAACAGTAAGAGCCACAGCAACAGGAGGTATCTTCGGTACAGTTTTTGGTGCGGCTTTCACTGGAATTGGATTTAAGTTAACAAACAGACATTTAAAAAACACTTCAATAAAAAATTTAAAAGATTTACATGAGTATGGAAGAAGCAACATTACAGGCAAAAGATTGTATGATGATTTAGCTTCTCCAAAAGAAAAAAAAGACTATTATAAAAATCTTACTAAAGATGAAATTAATGCCATAGAAACTACAAGTATCATTGCAGGTAGAACCCTTGATGAACAATTAGAAAATATCCACAAAACTATAGATGGCAATAGTAAACCCCCTAAAGAACAGCTTAATTATACAAAGTATACTCCAAGAGCAAATGCGGCATATTTAAAAAGTTTAGTTGATGATGCAGTAGCAACTAATAAATTAGATACTGAAGTTATTTCAAACAGACAAGCGATAGAATTATCAAGAGTTTTTAATGAGCCTATAGAAGTTATTTTAAAATGGTCTAAGACTAGAAGCAAGGAAGGTAAACAAGATTTTGTTAGACTTCTTATATTTGGAGACCACATTGCTAAACAAGCTGATGACCAACTCAAATTAGCACACAAATTAACTAGAGCAGTTAATGATGGTGATGAAATAGCGGCTACAAAAATTGAAAATAAAATGAATTTAATGGAACGTGTCACTACTGATAGTTTAATTACATATAAAGATATTCAAAAAGCGGCGGCAAGAACTACACAAATAGGTAATGTCAATAAAGATGCTAGAAGAGCCGCCGAGTTAATCAATGCACCTGAAAACCCTGATTTAATAAAACTGAGAGAAAACAGCCCAAGAGAATTTAAAATGGCACTAGCAAAACTAGATGACCAAAACCAAGTTATACTTGCTTTACAAAATGCAAGAAAAGTAGAAAAGTGGGATTTAGCTTCTGAATATATTAACAATAATTTATTATCTTCTCCTGATACACACATATTAAACATAGTGTCAGGGTTAGTACAGACACAATGGAAACCTTTTGTCATGTTATTAAGAGCGGCTAATCTAAGTTTATCAGATGGTAGAAGAGCAAAAGAATTAAGTATAGAAGCCTTTGATACTTATATTCATCAATATGTATATACAGCACATGCTATAAGACAATTTGGTAAAAGTTTTTATATGGGCAGTGGTATTCTTGATAGCAAAGCCATGAAGTATGATAACTCTATGAGACAGGGACAGCTTCAAGCATGGGTAAAAGCTATGGGGTCATTGATGACTAGACCTTTAGGCAAAGTAGGAGGTGTTATCCAACATACTTTAGTAAATCCAATCGCATACGGAACAACTGTGCCTATGAGATTTCTTTCAGCAGGTGATGAATTTCTTAAAACAATTTCATTTAGAGCAAGAAGAACGTCACAAATACATTCTCAATTAAGAAAAGAAAATAACAATTCTTTATGGTCTGGGTATTTTAAAGACAAAGATGCCAAACAAGCCTACGAAAAAAGATTTAAAGAAATTGAAACTGAATACATGGACACTAATGGTGTAGTAGCTAAAAGTACGGTAGATAGTAATTCAAGTTCTATCCAAGATGTGAACAAAAATGAAGTAAATGACCCTTTACAATATGCTAGAGAAGCTACATACACACAGTCTTCTTTATCAAGAAATCCTGCGACAGGTAAACAAGAAGGGGGAGCGACAGCCGCTATCTTAGCTTGGACTTCTAAAAATAGATGGTCAAGAGCATTAGGTTTACACTTTATTAATACACCTTCTAACTTGATTAAATGGAATTTTGAACAGTTACCTTTATTAAGAAAATTAGTTGTATCATCAAGACATGCTTTAATGAAAGGCAAGAATGGAAAATATTTAAACCCAGAAGCGGCGGCAGAAGCAAACGCAAGAATGCAAGGAGGTATGCTGTTGTGGTATGGAGCATACAGTGCAGTCATAGCAGGTAAAATTACAAGTGGTGGTTCAAGAGATTGGCGAGTTAATAAAGAACGAACAGCTTCAACAGGTTGGCAACCATACTCATATAAAACAGATGATGGTAGATATATTAAATTAAGCAGACTTGACCCTATAATGACACCTTTCTTTATTATGGCAGACATTATGGAAACAATTAATAATTTTACTTCTATTAATGAAGATTTACCAAGTGAAGCAGAGAACACTTTAACAGAATTAAGCATGGGTGTTGTAGCGGCTTTGACACAAAATTTAACTTCTAAGTTTTATATGAAAGGTATTATTGAAACAGCAGGATTTCTTTTAGGAGATGAAGCTATGAAAAGTAAAGCCCCTGATAGAATTGGAACATCAATTTTTGCGAGAGCCTTGTATAAAGTTTTCCCATTATCAGGAGGTTTAAGATATGGAAGCAGAGTTGATGCAGATGTTCAACAAGAAATATGGACATTAAGTGATAGATTAAAACAGCTAGACCCTTTTGAGTGGGTATCAGATAAGCATACAGTCATGCCACAAAGAAATATGTTTGGTGAGCCTATCAATAGACAAAATGGTTGGTTATTCGGTTTAGGTGAAAAATCAGGTTTATGGTCTTCTCCGTTTGCAATGACTGAATGGTCTAACCCTGCGATAGGTAAATTCTTTCAAGATAGAGATTTTGATTTTAGAAAGCCTTCTCCAATAGATAGAAAATCTAAAATAGATTTAAGAACAATAGTTAATCAGGCTACTAAACAGACAGCATATGACAGATGGAGAGAGTTAACTGGTGAAGTACAACTTAATTATAAAGGTAAAAAATATAACCTTAAAGGATATATAGAGGCTTTAATTTTAGACCCTAGAAGTTTAATTTATTATAGACCTGAAGGACAGGTAGGCGGAGTTGATTTACAGCAAAAAGAGATTTTAAAAATAATAAATAAAGCACAAAAACTTGCTAAAACTAAAATGATGAGAGAATTTCCTATTGTTCAAAAAACTCAAATAGAAAGAAATCAATTTAAATATCTTAAAATCCAAGAGCAAAACATTAAAAGAAAATCGTTAATAGATAGTTTAATTAACTAATATTAAAAAGTACCCCTTTTAGAAGAATTCAACCCAAAATAAGGAAAATAACACATGGCAAATAGTTTTGTACGTTACACAGGTAACGCTAGTACAACAGCTTTTGCTATATCTTTTAGCTACAGAGTAGCCGCAGATTTAACAGTAACGGTTTCAGGAACAGCTACTACAGCATTTACACTGAACGCCGCAGGAACAACTTTAACATTTAATAATGCACCTGCGAATGCTTCAGCTATTGAGATTAGGAGAAAAACCTCTCAGACTGCAAGGCTTACAGATTATGCTGATGGCTCAGTTTTAACAGAAAATGATTTAGACACAGATAGTGAACAAGCATTCTTCATGTCACAAGAAGCTATTGATGATGCCTCAGATGTAATCTCATTAGACAACTCAGATTTCCAATATAATGTAGGAAACAAAAGATTAAAAAATGTAGCAA